GCCCATTGTGCAGATCTGCCCATCTCAGCGGCTCGCTATAGAGGCCAGCCGCCCAAATGTTGATGCCGAAGCCACCGGCAAACACCGCTGACATGATTTCCATGCGCTTGCGGTGGGGGTAGAGGTAGCGTTGCATCAGAACGGGGCCTTCACGTTGGTCGCATCAACCGCCGTCAGGAAGTGGGGCGATTGGTTGCGCGCGATGCTGTTCCCCGATCCGCTGACCTTGAAGCGGGCACAATCGGCAGACACCTTGTCGACGTTGCCCATGTAGTTGTCTTCGACAGCCCCATTGATCAGGTTGTTGATCGTGATGCCCGTGTAAGATGTCGTCTTGATCTTGTTGTGCTTGACGCTGGCATTGATCCACTTGCCATTATAGCCGCCGATCCCCTGCATCTTGGCCCGCAGCGGGTTGTTCGGATTATCGTCCAATTTCTGCCCCTCACGCCGCCATCATTGGGTTAATGTCGGGATTGCTCATGGCGCCGATCGTCGGCGCGGCCGTGTTGATCGCGTTGCCGAACGCATCTGTGAAGTCCGTAAAGAACGGATAGGCTCCAGCAATTGCAGCAATCTCAGCAGCAATACTAGACGATGGTGTCGTTCTCACAACAGATGAAGGACCAATCGAATAGTCACGATTTGCCCTATCTCGGAACGTTGTGTCAATTGCTTCAAACTGATTACCTGTACCAGCAGGAAGGTTAGCACTGTTTCGAGTGTTGATGTTATGGTCGTTTGAGGTCATAGTCGTTCCAGTATAAGTACAACCGTAGTAGATGTTGCCCTTAATCTTGAACGGATGGGCTGCCCCTTCTTGTACCAGAATGGATTGCGAAATAGGCCAGATGCGATAGGCTGAGAATACAAGAGTATTGTGCAGCATCATACCGCCAATAGTCCCCGGCAAACCAGCAACAGAACCTGACTGATCCTTGATTGCGTTATACGAACCAATCCAATCAAATACGTTGAAGCAGAACTGGATATTGTTGGCGTCTTGCCAAGTTCCGAAGAACGTAGCATTCTTCCAAATATTACCCCACTCAAGCCCTTCGTTCAGAGCATAGAATGCCACACCATTATTGTGGGAGTGACCCAACATAGAACCAGTATGGAGGTTGTGTGCAAACACCATCTTTGTCGTCCCACGAGGCCAGAGGTCTTCACGGAACACTTTATCAAACTTACACCATTCAACAAGTACGTTAGCAGATTGGGTAATAGTGCAGCCTTCGGTTGATTGCAAATCATCGAAGAAGGTTTTACGAACTACAACATCAGTACCGTTATAAATACTGACACCACCAACGTGGTCACAGTGAGACCAACCGTTACGGAACCAGCAGTTATCAATACGGATGTTGGATTTTGCAATGGTTGTATTATCAGCGGAAAGAGCACTACCAAAACCACGAGACAAGGTGGAACCAGATGTACCCCAGAAGTTATTCTGTTGTCCAGCAAAGTTCTCAACAATCATCCCATTAATTTCGTAATGATTTACGTTACCAGTGATACCATTGGTTCGTGCAGTATAGCGAATGTCTGCTGTGGTTTTGCCAGCAGGAAGCCAAACATACAAATCACAAGTGGAGGCAGTACCATCCCAATCAACACCCCAACCACCTTGTTCCATAGCAGCAATGAGGTTAATCATACCGAAGTTATTGTGCCAACCAACACCAGTATTACTATCACGAGTAACAGAAGCATGAGGAACAATATCAGCTCCAGAGATTGTCGGACGACGAATGTTGACAATGTTCGGAGCTTCTTGAACAACCATGATTGATTTGTTCAATTGGAACGGGGTAAAGGCAGCCAATAGAGCTGCGTGTTGATAAGCAGTAATCTCACCACCAACCATCGTGACACTATCTGCTGTAAGGAAATCAAGTGAACGGTTCCAACAAGTGACGTTCTGACCGAACTTGAATTTTCTAGCAAGGTTGAGACGAGAGGTTCCTGCAAACAGGTTAGCACTAATCGGATCATTCTGTGGGAATGAGTTGACTGGAACCCCAGTCTTCTTAACCATGCTTGCCCAGTTTGAACCAACAAGAGTGGCATCACCAGCAACACACGAAACCCAACCAGTCGTCATAGGTTCAGCACAAGAGATTACAGGAGCATCTGTACCATAAGGTTCAAGAACCAGACGATTACCAGAAGCACCAGACTTCATTGCTACTGTCTCTTTGTACGTACCAGCCTTAACCTTGATTTTACCACCAGTGTTATTAGGCATAGCTGTAATAGCAGCGTTGATAGTCTTCTTAGCAGCACCAACAGTCAGACCGTTGTTTGCATCGTTACCAGAAACAGCATCAACAAACATTGCACCAGTCGTACCGTAATCAACTCCAGCCGTATAGCCCCAAGGAGAGCCAGCAGGAATTGGGCTTACAACCGTAAAGGCTAGAGCATCATCCGTTATTGCAGCATTGATTGTACCTGTAAGGTTACGAACAAAATCAGCAGCAGGACGAACAGAAATACTCTTACCAGCAGGTAGGGCCGAAGAGGGACGAAGAACAGTCATGTCCCCACTAAGATACACTTTACCCGGAGCAGGTGGATAGTTTGTATCCAGAGCAGCAGGGAGGGTAATCGTTTCAATCAACGTATTATCAGTGGCATTTCGAATTTGAATGCCAGCAGTGCCAGTACCACCAGCGGTAGTGCCAACGATAGTGGCAACTTGAGCCGTCCAAGTGCCCAACTGAGTGTCGGTCAATGGTGTTGGAGTTGCGTCGTCTTGCATCCACAGGGTTGCTACATATCCGGGTAAGACTTTATTGATGAGTGCCATTTTTAAGTTTCCTTTGAAAGAGTTGGGTCAATTCGTGTCTTATGTTGGAATGTCAAGTGTGCAGTCCAAAATGACTTGGTTCATACCGATGGTGTCATCGTAAGTATTGAACAGCCAAGCCACATCAGCCTTTGCTACAAAGAAACCGTTTGTGGCAGGATTGCCGAAAGTCCCAGAGTAGCCGTGTAGTGATTGTATGACTTCGTTCGCTAAATTGAAAGCGTCGTCGAGGTCTTTTGCAAACACCGAAATTTGAAAGATTGGGCGGTCAATGCCCTTGTTGTTTTGGTCTTGTCCCGTGTAAACGGGTTGATGCACGTTCCGCAAATTCCAAGTCAAAAAGCCTGAGCCTTGCGTTGCCCAATTTCTGTTGAAGTTGGCATAAACAGGTTTCGGCGTGACGATGCTCGCCAGTTGGTACTGGATGCACTGCGCGTATACGGCTGGATTCTGTTGTGTACTCATACTGGTGTCGCAGGGTCGTTGCGGTAACACAAGAACGTGACTTTCATGCGGTCATTTGACTCACGCACGTCGGTGATGCGCCAGTCATAGCCGCGCCAGTTGATTGCGTACAAGTTTTGATTGTCTACCATCAAACGTGTGTTCGGTGTGTAGTTCAAAGTGATGTTCACCAAATCTTGATAGACGCGGTAACGGTCAGAGATACGAAGGCTGTTGGCAACGTCAGCAATGCGCCCACGCGTGTCAAACCACTTGGTAAGCGTAGTCGTGTATTGCCCATAATCGTCAATCGCGTTGACGACGTTGTTGACAACAATATTCTCGTACCGTGCGATTGCCATTTACATCACCAGAGGTTTGTATGGTCGCAACAAAGCCTGAACGCCAAACGGAATTTGTTTGAGTTGCGTCTCTGTTGTGTCTGAGCGGTTGTTGTAAAAATGCGTCAACAGCAAAAGTCCAGCCTGTTTGACAACTGGGTATGTTGCTATGAAAGCCGCATTTTGCGTGTACGTCACAACGATTGGGTTCGCTACGTCTTGACTTACGTTGTTGACGACTGAGTTCAAAATGACACGGTTGCCCGTCGGGTCATAAGAATAAGTCGAGGGGTCCATCACAACTGGAACGGTGTTGGAACTCTCGTAAACCTCAACAGCGTCAATCGTAACGCCAGCAGTAGAGCCGTTTCGCGGCGTTGTTTCTGGCAAGTCAAGATAAACAGCGGTGTTATACAAACCGAAGTTTGAGTAATACACGCGGTATTGCGTTGCAAAAATTGCCATGCC